TGATTCCAAAGACGGACGATCCCTTCAAGAAGGCTCTCCTCGATGCTCAACAGAATGCCTACAAGGTCACGGCGAATGCACTCTATGGTCAGCTGGGTTCGCCCACTTTCAAGATTCGCTTGCAAAACCTGGCGGCCTCGGTGACGGCCTATGGTCGCAAGCAGATCATGTTTAGCAAGGAAGCCATTGAGCAGTTTTACGGGCCTGCTGCTGCTGATCCGCGGTGTTCGGCCGAGATCGTCTATGGTGACACGGATTCTATCTTTGTTGGCTTCAATCCGAAGAATCCTGCCACTGGGGAGGCTTTGACAGGTCGCGAGGCTCGAGAGGCGACTAAGGCTTTGACCGAAGAAGTGGGGGCATTTATTACGGGTGCCCTCAAGGCTCCTCATGACTTCGAGTATGACAAGATCTTCGCACCCTTCATTATCTTCAGCAAGAAGCGGTATGTGGGGAACAAGTACGAGGACTCGGTGGATGACTTCAAGGAGACGTCCATGGGGATTGTGTTAAAGAGACGTGATAACGCTCCCCTGCTCAAGATGACTTATGGAGCGGCCATTGACCGTCTCTTGAATCACCAGGACGTCGCAGGGGCGGTGGAGGCGGTGAAGTCGAAGGTTCGGGACTTGGTGGAGGGTCGGATGAAGCTATCGCAGCTGACGATCACCAAGTCGCTTCGTTCGGAGTATAAGACTACGCCGCCGGCTCACAAGGTTCTGGCAGATCGCATTAAGGAGCGGGATCCTGGAAATGCACCGGCCTCTGGTGAGCGGGTTGGATATGTCTATGTGCAGGCTCTGGCGGGTCAGATGGCGAGTAAGCTTCAGGGCGATCGTGTGGAGACGCCGGATTGGATTGAGAAGCATGGGCTGAAACCGGATTTCGAGTATTACATCGATCATCAGCTTTATAATCCTATCGCCCAGCTCTTCGCCATTATGGTGGAGAAGATGCCTGGATTTGCGGCCTTGGCACCGACGACCTGGGCGACGGATCCGGATAAGCTGATTGCACAGAAGGAGGCATTGGCGGGGCGGATCTTGTTTGAGGAAGGCATGGCCGCCTGTCGCCGTGATGCAAAGAGGAACTTCGTTGCGAAAATGTTTGCTGGTGTGGCTTCAAGTGTGGCTTCGGGTGTGGCGGCTACGGCAGCCCCTACTCGAACAAGAAAGGCACCGATTGATGATACAATGGCGGCAGCGGAGGCGGCGGCCTTTGGAGCTGGCGGTGGTGCGAAGAAGCTAAAGCAGCAATCCATGTCGGCCTTTGTCATTGATACAGCTCTCATGACGGATGAGCGACTCGCCAGAGATATGCGGGCCATCAGGCGTTCGGCAAAGGAGAAGAAAGAGAAGAAATAGATGTCACAAGCCGATGCCCTCAGCCAAGCCGATGCCCAGCAGCGACTAAAAGTCGCTGAATCCCAAGATGGATTTTTTGCTAAGGTCGCAAGCTCTCCTGTCAATATAGCGGCTCGGCGAGGCTGTTCCTATAGGGCCTGGAATGACCAAAGTCTCGCGGCGGTAGCGAAGGCTCTCCTCGATCCAGAAGACCAATACGTTGACATTGTCATTCTAGACCCAAGTGCCGAAGGAGGAATGCCCCACACACGTCCTAACCTTATTTGTCTTCCGGCGTATTATCCAGAATCAAGCTTACCAGAGACATTGAGACACGAGATGGTCCACATTTCTCAAAAACGACAACCCACCCTTTGGGCAGCCAGGGCAGATGTGGAGGAATGGCTACCAGTCCGCAAAAACTTACTTCCAGAAGTCTGGGCGACAAGGCTACGCCTAAATCCTGATACAGTCGGCACACTATATGCCTGGAAGGGGCGTCATCTTCCTCTCCCCCTCTATGTAAGAGAAGACAAGCCTTCAATAAGAGATATTCAGGTGCGGTGGTATGATATTGCCGAAGGCATCGTCAAAACCACCCCACCAACCTCTTTTACACAAACCTATGGACCACGAGGATCAAGTCAAGTAGAGCATCCGTATGAGCTCTGGGCTTATAATTAGATGAGTGATGAATCACTCGCCGAGCTTGGAATACAATGGAAGGGGTCTCCTAGATTTTGGCACCAAATACCAAAAAGCTTATTGCCATCCTGTGACATACGGGGTAATATAAGAGATGCCTCTGGACTTCTATTTACTTTGAAGCCGATTGGGCCACTGGGTGGAGGAACCTTTGGTTCAGTTGATGCCTTCATGTGCGAGGAAGAAGATCAAAAATACAAAGTAGCGATAAAACGACCCAAGCATCCTAATATAAATTTACTCACGGAAGCACTTTTCCAATGGAAGCTACATAATGACCTGAAACCTTATGGTCTCTCTTTTTGTATTCCCAAGGTCAACAAGATTTTCACCTATAAACCGACAAATGATATCTGGTTTTCCATGACCGCCTACGAACCCACTTTGCTTTCCTCGTGGTGTGTGAGAAATCTGAGGAGGGATGGAAAAATCTTTGGTCTCCTAATCTTACAAATGGCACTTGTGTTAGAGGTGATTGAAGATATTTTGAAGGCCGATCATCGAGATTTGAAGGTGAATAACATCTTGGTTATCGATGAGCCGATCGATATTAATGTATGTCTGGAAAATGTGAAAAAGAAGATTACCTTTCCCTTTCGAGTAATCCTAATTGATTTTGGGTTTGCGTGTATCGGAACTGTTCTGGATGTGAAACGCGAGGGAGAAATTGTTGATTTCTGTCCAAAGGAGGGTCGTGATATGTTTCAAATCTTAGTATCGATTTGGAGAATTGATGCACTCCGAAGTATATTGGATACAGTCTGGGGGACATGGATACGGAATAAGATTGGAAGATATACCGATTTGACGGAAAAGGCCAAAGATTTAACCTGGATGTATGCTGTCACGGATAATACGGAATTTAAGGCACCTCTATGTTCGCCTAATTTGATTATAAAGGATTGTATTCGGTTCTTAGAATGCTAGATATCTTATTCCCCTTTTCATTTATGGGGATATGTTTAGGGGTTTTAGTAGGAATAGGATTGGTTGCGGTATGTATTGGATTTCTAAGTGCCGGCATTATCTTAATTTGCATTTATATTGGTGTAATACGTATTATGCCTCTTGTTAACCTGTGTAAAAGGGTGTTTCAGATGTTTCCTTTCTACGCTCATATAATTAAGAATATTAAAGATAATTTTAAGATTCGTGGTTCTATTCCTTCAGAACGTAGCATTTATATGTGGCATCCTCATGGGGTATTTTCTATAACTGGATTCTTTCATAATGCCTCTTGTATAACAGATTGGCCAGAACGCAATACGAAAACAGCCGTTTTGAGTTTGTTGGCATGGATTCCTTTTTCTGAAGAATTCTTTGAAGAGCTGAAATTGATTCCTAATACATATCATTCAATGAAGAATGTCTTGGAATCTGGAACATCTTTGTCACTATCGCCAGGTGGAATGAGAGAAATGTTATATAAGGATTCTGCGATTTTATCGAAACGTCGTGGAATTTTCAAAATGGCCTTAGAAACAGGAACACAGCTTGTGCCGATATTATCGGTGAATGAGGATAGACTTTGTTCTATTATCAAGATTCCTTGGATACAGGATTGGTTAGAACCATATGATATATGTATTCCTATACCGAATATGAAATCTGTATACAAGCTTTTATGTTTATTGGTATATCCTCTGAAGGATCCAGTTATCTCGATCGTTGGTCCGCCTGTAAGTGTTGAACGCGTTGAAATGCCGAGCGAGACTCAGATTTCTGAGCTTCGAGAAAGATATATCGTGGCATTAAAGACCCTATATAAATCTGAAACTGGAAAAGAACTTCTTATTATTTAAGTGTGTCTCGTGTGGCGTGTTTGGCGTGAAAAATTGATGGCGTATGTTTAAGTAGTAGGGGGTCACCATGCATATGCGTATCCCATATTATATGCTAATCAATGCGGGATTTGACCGTTATCTTGTATTTACAAGGAGATATGTAAATACAAGCGTAATTCTTACGGCGATCGAGAATCCTCAGAAGTTGTGCGACCCTTATGTAAGAGCGAAGATAATGGGAGATGGAAGTGTTATCGAAAGTGGCGAGGTGAATCACGAGCGAGATTCTGAATTTGGAAAAAAGGTTTATACGACAACGGGGTCTATTGTAAATCGCTGGATCGAGACTTCTGTTGGAAAGATTTATGAATATTCCTTGGAATCTCCTTGTTTGATTCTACCGGCGAATTTCTACAATGTGTATACGGGAAAGGATCGCTCTCGTTCGTGGCATCTTGTTATAGAGGAGGCAAAGGCGGAAATTGCATTGCCGCTAGAAATGAAGAAAATCCCGTCGCATGTGTTAAAGGGGTTTGTGGATAGTTTGATTGCTGCCAAGGAGATTTGCCCCGTGTCTATGGAGCCGCTTTCTCTTGGTGGAATCGCGGTTACTGGGTGTTATCATGCCTTTGATCGTGGTTCGATGGATGAGATTATGAAGACTAGTCGGCTTTGCCCTAGCTGTAGAAGTGGGTTGAAGGCGGAAGATATTGTGCTTATTTAGATATGTTGTTGCGACCATCCGATTTCAAGCATGTGCCTCTAGCTCTTCGGCCTCGGCGAACAGTGCGTGTAAATCGTCATTTTGGTTCGGCTGTAAAGAATATCAAAAAATTTGGTGGGCGGTCTGATTCTGGTGAGGTGGGCGATGTAATGATGGTTCTCAACGATATGCGTAGAAAGACGCCCAAAATTTTTGTTAAACGCACCATGAAAAAACGTAAGACTAAATAGTAATGGCTGCAGCCCTCCAATTACATGTGCCATATGGTATGCGTCCCATTGGAGAGAAGGATGTTGGAGAACAAATAATATTGCATCGTATTGGAGAAGCAGGTTATGAAATAATTGAGGCATATTTTCATAAATACTTACCTTCACAAGTCAATGCAACTGTAGGAATTTATGTTATTTCTCCGATTGGAAATGATGTAAAAAGTAGGTATATAAGTAGATATAAAGGAAGAACTTGGGATGCTTATGTGGAAGATACTTCTACATCTAAGACTTCTGGCGGTGGTGCTAGAACACCGCGTTATTTGTCACCTATGATGCGTAAGAGCCGTAAGAGCCGTAAGAGCCGTAAGAGCCGTAAGAGCCGTAAGAGTGCTTAAATGCGAGAACGAGAATGCCACTGATCGCCGCAGATATCGCAGATATAGAGATACATCAGATTTACCACATCATACTTGATATAGATAACATCGGGCTCCTTTCCATGATTCGATTCGCATGCCTGGTTGGGACAAGTGATATTCTTGCGAATGTGGGGCAGTCTAGGATCCTTCCGAGTGAACTCATTCAGAAGAATCTTATAGCCCTCCGTTGAGCGTTGCTGAATCATCATCTCCATCACAAGACCACCAGAAGACTCCTCCTTGAAGCCACACTTGCGGCACATACGACGTAGCTCCTGGCTCTCGGAATCCACTTGCATGTAGAGATAGTTCTCACAAACTGGGCAGTATTTTAAGCTACTCTCGGAAGCTGCTTTCAGAGGTGCCTCGAGGTTTGGGGGAGTTAGATGTGCGAGTGTTAGAGGTGCTGCTAGTCCACCCTCTGGTATGCCTTCAATGCCTTCTATGCCTTCTATGCCTTGATTTGTATTTGGGGCTTGAGCAGATTCAGCCGACGGGGCTGGGAGAGCCTTCTTTGTCGTAGTCTTCTTTGTCTTTGGCTTCTCTTCGGCCATCTCTGGTATCTTGTTTACATTTCTTTGAGCCTTGGACATTTGGACCTTTGTTTTTTCAAGTGTGTGTAATCATTTTTTACTTGGTAAAAATATATCATAGTATGACATATTTTTACATATTTTTACATATTATCATATATTACTTTCTAGACTTTCTCGCCTTGGACTTTCTCGCCTTTGACTTTCTCGCCTTTCTTGATCTGCGGCTTACACCAGGAGCTCCAGGAATTCTTGAGGCATTTTCTTGTAGTTGTGCACGTTGTTGCGGAAGTGTTCCTCTTTTTCCAGATAAGAATGAACCAATATGAGCTTGGACATTTTCTGGGTAAGAGTTGGCAACTGTAGCTTTTAATGTCATAATATTTCTTCCAG